TGATGGATTACATATTGGATACCAAAAGAAAAAGACATATCACAGGGGGCATTCTGTTGAGTGCCTCTTTACTTTTCGGTGGGCTTGCGCTTACCGTTATGACAATTCAGAACGAGGAGGACGAAGATGAGTAACAAATCTCTGTTTTCTTTGGCATTTATCATTGGTGCTGCGACTGGATCAGTAGCGACATGGTACCTGCTTAAGGATAAATACGAAGCGCTCGCTCAGGAGGAAATTGATTCTGTAAAAGAGGTTTTCTTAAGACGTGAGCAGGAATTAAAGGATCAGTCCGTAAAGAAAACCGTTGCTGAAGGTATTAAAGATGCGGACAAAGAAAAACCAGATCTTAAAGAGTATGCGGAACGTCTGAAAAAAGAGGGTTACACCCGATATTCTGATTTCGGTTCGGACGAGGAAGAAAAGCCTGTTTCTGAAGCCGGTCCGTATGTGATTCCGCCGGAGCAGTTTGGTGACGATGAAGAGTATGAGCAGATCAGCCTTACCTACTATGCAGACGGCGTGCTTGCTGATGAAAATGATGAAGTAATTGAGGATGTGGAAGATGCTGTTGGAATTGATTCTTTGAATCATTTTGGAGAGTATGAGGACGACTCCGTCTTTGTCCGTAATGACGCAAGAAAATGCGACTACGAGATTCTCCTTGATCAGAGAACCTATTCCGAGGTAGCTGAAGATATGCCGCATCAGATGGAGGTATGATGACACGGGATGAGCTGAACAATGCATATTTTGACTGGATGTACCAGCTTGTATGTGATGATGAGTATTCACGAGGATTGTCGTATCGTAAGCTTTTATATTTGCTTCATGATACAGATTTTACGTTTACGATTGCCCTTGATGGTAATCGTTATGACGATGGAATCGATCTTCGGTACAGATTCGGAAATGAGCAGGGATACCGGGATAGTATGATTGCAAGTTATTTGGATAATCGTCCGTGCAGTGTTTTAGAAATGATTATTGCCCTTGCTATACGCTTAGAAGAGCACATCATGGATGATCCGGACATCGGTAATCGGACGGGCCAGTGGTTTTGGGATATGATTGTGAGCCTTGGGTTGGGTTCTATGGATGATTCCAAATTTGACAAGGCTCATGCCATCGATGTTATTCGGCGATTCCTGAATCGTGACTACGGACGGGATGGCAAGGGCGGTTTATTCACAATCGAGCATTGCAGATATGATATGAGAGATATTGAGATTTGGTATCAGGCCAATTGGTATCTCGACAATATCAGATAGGAGGGCGTTATGAGCCATAGTGAGGTATACAAGTGGTTCGAGTTATATTTTCCTCAGTACGCTGGGGATAAGGTAGAAACCTGGTTCCAGAATGGAAAGAACAGTATTCGTATCCGTCAGAAGAACCATCAGGAATTTATATTTACATTCAACAATGAAGGAAATTGGCGGTTTGAGACTGTTGAAAGCTTCATGAATGGATTAAGAGGAGGTAAGAAGTAATGGGCGAAATGCTTACTTATATTTTTAGCAGCTTACGGTCATCTGAGAAAAGATTAGACGTTGTCACAAGAGCAGTCAGTAAACAGCGGAGCTTTAATAAGCAGCTTACAATCTTTGCTGTTATGACAACCGCAAACCTGGTTGTTATGAAAATCGAGCAGAAGGACCAGGCATTGCGTATCAGAAAGTTGGAAAAGGAAATCGAAGAACTTAAGCGTCCGGAAGGAGAGTAAAAAATGCGATGATCGACTTTATGGTGATTTCAACACGTTCAACGAAACGTGGAGTAATAGAAATCTATCCAAAGTTCATTATTAAAAAAAGCACCGATCTAATGATTCGAGGTGGTGATTTCTATGCTATCTGGATTGAGGAACGTGGTTTATGGTCTACGGACGAGCAAGATGCCTTGCAGCTCATTGACCGCGAACTGGATAGATATGCTGAGGAGAACCGCCAGCGTTTTAACTCCGATATTAAAGTCCTGCATATGTGGGATGCCGAGTCGGGTATGATCGACTCATGGCATAAGTATTGTCAGAAACAGATGAGGGACAGCTTTCATACGTTGGACGACAAACTTATATTTTCCAATACAGAAACTAATAAAAAAGACTACGCCAGCAAAAAGTTGAATTATCCGCTTGAAGCTGGCGATTTGTCTGCCTATGAGAAATTGATGTCCACTTTATATTCGGAAGAAGAGCGGACAAAAATCGAGTGGGCTATAGGGTCAATCGTATCTGGAGAATCCAAAAAACTGCAAAAATTTATGGTTTTATACGGAGCTGCTGGAACCGGTAAATCCACAGTTCTTAACATTATTCAGCAGCTTTTCGACGGATACTATTCTGTATTTGACGCAAAAGCACTTGGATCTTCCAGCAATTCATTTGCATTGGAAGCATTTAAAACAAACCCTCTGGTTGCCATTCAGCACGATGGTGATTTATCGAGAATTGAGGATAACACCAGATTAAACAGTTTAGTATCTCATGAGCTGATGACTGTGAACGAAAAATTCAAGTCTACATACTCAAACCGGTTTAAATGTTTCCTGTTTATGGGAACGAATAAGCCGGTCAAGATTACAGATGCGAAGTCCGGTCTGATTCGACGATTGATTGATGTATCGCCGTCTGGAAATAAGCTGAATCCAAAAGAATACAAAACGATCGTGAAGCAAGTGGAATTTGAGTTGGGAGCTATCGCCTACCACTGCCAGGAGGTATATTTGAACAATCCTGGTCGTTATGACGATTATATTCCGATTACGATGCTTGGTGCATCTAATGATTTCTATAACTTCATTATCGATTCGTATCATGTATTTAAGAAAGAAAATGGGACAACCTTGAAAGCCGCATGGGAGATGTACAAAACCTACTGTGACGATGCCAAGGTCGGGTTCCCGTTCTCACAGAGGGTGTTCAAAGAGGAACTTAAAAACTATTTTCATGATTTTCAGGAACGCTTTAATCTGGATGATGGAACTCGGGTTAGAAGCTATTACATCGGGTTCAGGACAGAAAAATTTGAAGAAGAAACTGTAGAGGAAAAGGCAGAAGTAGTCAAACCGGCACTGATCCAATTCGATAGCACTGAATCTATATTTGATGATGTGTGCTCGGAATGCCCCGCGCAGTATGCTTCGGAAAACGAAACACCTCAGAAAAAATGGGATTCTGTTCGCACGAAATTATCTGGAATTGATACGAAAAAACTTCATTATGTAAAAGTTCCGGAGAATCATATCGTGATTGACTTTGATATTTCAGATTCGTCTGGAAATAAGTCATTTGAAAAGAATTTAGCAGAAGCAAGTAAGTGGCCGCCGACTTATGCTGAGCTTAGTAAATCGGGACAAGGTATACATCTTCATTATATTTATACCGGTGATCCGACACAGCTTAGTAGAGTGTATGACGACCACATTGAAGTTAAGGTGTTCACAGGCAAAAGCTCTTTGCGGCGTATGCTGACGAAGTGTAACAATTTGCCTATCGCAACAATTAGCTCCGGTTTACCGCTGAAAGGAGAACAAAAAATGGTAAATTTTGAAGCGATTAAGAGCGAGAAAGGGCTTAGAACACTGATTAAACGGAATCTTAATAAAGAGATACATCCAGGAACTAAGCCCAGTATCGATTTTATCTACAAGATACTGGAAGATGCGTATGGAAGTGATTTGAAGTACGACGTCACAGACATGCGCAATGCAGTATTAGCATTTGCGGCGAATAGCACTCATCAGGCAGATTACTGTATTAAGTTGGTCAACAAAATGCAGTTTAAATCCGCAGATCCGTCCACAGCGGTTAAAAATGATGACGCAAAGCTGGTATTCTATGATATTGAGGTTTTTCCAAACTTATTTCTTGTAAACTGGAAAATCGAGGGTGAGGGAAAGCCTGTTGTAAGAATGATTAACCCGTCTCCGAGTGAGATCGAGGAGCTGATGCGGTTCAGACTGGTTGGCTTCAACTGTCGGAGATATGATAACCATATTCTATATGCAAGGTTAATGGGTTATACAAACGAACAGCTCTATAACCTTTCGCAGAAAATCATTAACGGAAGTCCAAACTGTTTCTTTGGAGAGGCATATAACGTATCCTATACGGATGTGTACGATTTCGCTTCGGCTGGTAATAAGAAGAGTCTTAAGAAATTGGAAATCGAGATGGGAAACCTTACCGATGACGATCTCAAGAAAAAAGGATTCTCCGATGAAAAAATAAGAATCATCAAAGCTGGAACACATCACCAGGAGCTTGGTCTTCCTTGGGATCAACCGGTTCCGGAAGAGCTTTGGATTAAGGCCGCTGAGTATTGCGATAACGATGTTATTGCTACTGAGGCGGCCTTTAATTATCTTGAAGCTGACTGGACGGCGCGGCAGATTCTGGCAGATTTAGCAGAGATGACCGTTAATGATACAACGAACTCACTTACAACCAGAATTATATTTGGAAACAACCGGAAACCCCAGTCAGAGTTCCATTACAGAAATCTGGCAGAACCGGTAGAGTCACTGGATAAGGAGAGTATGGATTTCCTTAAGGAAGCTTGTCCGAAGATGATGGAGGAGCCTCACTATGGTTGGAAGTACAACGATAAGGACGAAGTTCCATTTGAAGCTCACAGCATTCTTCCATATTTCCCTGGGTATGTATTCGATCATGGAAAATCTACATATCGTGGAGAAGAAGTAGGCGAGGGCGGATTTGCACAGGGCGTACCCGGAATGTATGGAAATGTAGCACTCCTGGATATTTCTTCAATGCATCCGCATAGTGCTATTGCTGAGGTTCTGTTTGGACCGAGATTTACGAAGGCGTTCCGTGATATTGTTGAGGGTCGTGTAAGCATTAAACATGAGGCTTGGGATATTGTTAATACCATGCTGGACGGCAAGCTTACCCCGTATATTCAGAGAGTTATTGACGGCGAGATGACATCAAAAGATCTTGCCAATGCACTGAAGACGGCTATCAATTCAGTATACGGTCTTACATCTGCGTCATTTGATAATCCATTCCGTGATCCAAGAAACATCGATAACATCGTGGCAAAACGTGGAGCATTATTCATGATCGATCTTAAGAACGAGGTTCTGAAGCGTGGATTCCAGGTTGCTCATATTAAGACAGACTCTATTAAGATCCCAGATGCAACACCAGAGATTATTCAGTTCGTTATGAACTTTGGTGAGAGATACGGATACACGTTTGAGCACGAGGCTACGTACGATCGGATGTGCTTGGTCAATGATGCTGTATATATCGCAAAGTACAAATCAGCAGAAGAATGCCAGAAGATGTATGGTTATGTCCCTGGTGACAACAAAAAGAAAGGTGGAAAATGGACGGCAACAGGTACTCAGTTCCAGATTCCATATGTATTTAAGAAACTGTTCAGCAGAGAAGACATCGCATTTGAAGATATGTGCGAGACCAAATCTGTGAGCAGCTCTTTATATTTGGATTTGAATGAGGAGTTACCGGATGTTAGCAAGGAAGAAAAAGAATTCAGCAAGGCAGAGAGTGACTATAAGAAAGGACTATTATCTGATACAACTTTTGAATCCACATGCCAGAAGCTTACTCCATTGATCGAAAAAGGACACGACTATCACTTTATTGGAAAGGTTGGTCAGTTCTGTCCGATGAAAGATGGATACGGAGCTGGACTTCTGATGAGAGAAAAAGACGGTCGTTACTATGCTGCAACTGGTTCCAAAGGTTATCGTTGGATGGAATCGGAAATGGTCAAAGAACTTGGCAAGGAAGACGGTATTGACCGATCCTACTACGACAAGCTGGTTGACGAGGCTGTAAAAACTATTTCGCAGTACGGTGACTTCGAGTGGTTTGTGTCTGACGATCCGTATATTCCAGAGCTTGGCGCAAATGACGCTGATGTTGATTGTGTTGTTCCATGGGCGATGCCTTGCGGAGAGGATAAGTATCGAACATGCTTCGACTGCCCGCATTTCAACAATGATAACTTCCATATGGATTGCGATCTTGATTATGATATTTCAGATATTGTGATGAAGCACACAATGAATCCGCCGGAAAATTAAAAAAAAAATAAAGGAGAATTTAATCATGGCAAGAGCAAATGTAAATGAGCTGATTATTGAGAATGCTCGTATTATGTTCAGAAATTTCAGAGGAGAAGAGACAAAGTACAACAGAGCAGGTAACCGTAACTTTTGCGTTGTAATTCCGGATGCCGACCAGGCACAGAAACTCGGCGAAGATGGATGGAATGTGAGAATCCTTCCGCCGAGAGACGAGGATGAAGCGCCTCTTCACTATATTCAGGTAGCAGTTCGATTCGATAACATTCCGCCGAATGTATACATGGTTACCAGAAGAGCTAAAACAAAGCTGGATGAGGAGTCTGTATCTTCTCTCGACTATGCTGAAATCAGAAATGTTGATCTGGTCATCAGCCCGTCAAAGTGGGAAGTGAATGGAAAATCCGGTATCAAGGCATATCTGAAGACCATGTATGTCACGATTGAAGAGGATGTGTTTGCTGAGAAATACGCGGATGAAGAGGAGCCGCCGTTCGCATAAATCATATTTTGAGGGTGTCGGTGTCAAAGCCGGCACTCTTACTTTATGAAAGGAGAAAATTTATGTTTTGGAATAAGAAAAAGCCGAAGTCAAAACCACAGATTAAGACTACGGTACCTAAAACATTTAAAGCAAAAGAACCGCCTAAGTGGCAACCAACTTTCGGTGAAACGAAAAATAAGGACGAGAAACCACCGGAAGTAACTACGAAATCCGAACCAAAAATTGACTTGGAATATAAATTTTTAAAATCTTTTCAGAAACTTACATATAGACGTCGGGCATGGGATGTGTGGAGAGATTATATTTTACTTCATGCATGTTCAATCTCGAATGTTTTTGACAAGGACAACTACGACCAAAGAGAGAAGCGATATCTAAAAATTATTCATCAGTATTCAAAAGAAGAGCAAGCTATATTTCCAGAATTAGCAGCATATACAACTATGGCACTGGATCAGAACCAGGAGCAGGATTTTCTCGGAAAAATGTTTATGCGGTTGGATCTGGGAAATCGTTCGGCTGGTCAATTCTTCACGCCATATCATGTGTGTGAACTTATGGCTGAAGTGGTGGCGACCAATGCTTTAGAAAAGATAGAGCAGTATGGTTATATTTCGATTAACGATCCATGCTGCGGTGCTGGAGCGACGTTGATTGCTGGTGTGCATGTAATCCGAAAACAGCTGGAGCATTGTGAACCACCGAGAAACTACCAGAACCATATCTTAGTAGTTGCACAGGACGTTGATGAAATCGTTGGTCTGATGTGTTATATCCAAATCTCGCTTCTCGGATTGGCTGGATTTATAAAAATAGGTAACTCGATAACTGACCAAATGTCTACGGACGATTCATCTGAAAAATATTGGTATACACCTATGTATTTCTCAGATGTATGGAGTACAAGAAGAATGCTCCGTCAAATTAACAAGTTATTTGGAAAGGGCGATGACGAATGAAAAAAAGATATTCTATTCCAAAAGAGCAGTGTACGTGCGGCATCAGCGAGCTTTATAACAACGTTGCTAAAATCATTGGGATTTCTGATGTAAGCAAAGCTGTATACGATTGCCGTAAATTATCTATCACTAAAAAAGTGCTGGACTGCTTATATAAGTTCTATCATTCAGAAAATCAGAGCGATGAAACCATAACAACCTGTATGCTCTTGTATGGTCCTAAAGCAGATCTGGATGGCGATGGCTACGAAGTCGAGGTAGAAGATGGATTTGTCACGAAAGGTGTGTAATGGCTGGCGTAGAATTACGGGACTATCAGGAAGATGCTGTACGGCAAATGCGAAACGGCTGCATACTTTGTGGCGGTGTTGGTAGTGGAAAATCCAGAACTTCGCTGGCCTACTATTATGTTCGAAACGGTGGTGAGCTCGGAACAAATGAATATGTTCCTATGGACGATGTGAATATTAAGGATTTGTACATAATCACAACTGCTAGGAAACGGGATACATTTGAATGGGAAGAGGAGCTCTCACCATTTCTGCTATCGACCAATAAGAAAGAAAATTTATATACCAATAAGGTTGTGATTGATTCTTGGAACAACATCAAGAAGTATGCAGATGTCAAAGATGCTTTCTTTATATTCGATGAGCAGCGTGTCATAGGCTCTGGAACATGGGTTAAAGCATTCTTGAAAATCGCCAAGGTAAATGAGTGGATATTACTATCCGCAACTCCTGGCGATACGTGGCAGGATTATATTCCGGTGTTTGTGGCTAACGGATTTTATAAAAACCGAAGCGAATTCACAAGAGAGCATATAGTCTATAGCCGATTTAGCAAATTTCCTAAAGTTGACCGATATTTGAATACTGGTAGATTGATTCGATTGCGAAACAAAATCTTGGTGAATATGGATTTTAAGCGCCAGACAGTTTCGCACCATGAGGATATTTATGTCAAGTACAATATCGAAATGTATAAAGATGTCGGAAAAACCAGATGGGACCCGTTTAAAAAAGAACCAATTATCAATGCTGCCGGTCTGTGCTATGTGTGGAGAAAAATTGTAAATACAGATCAGTCCAGACAAATAGCTTTACTCGAAATTGTGGAGAAGCATCCGAAAGCGATTATATTCTACAATTTTGATTACGAGCTTGAGCTTCTGAAGGAAATATTCTCTGGCTACGAAGTCGGGGAATGGAATGGTCACAAACATCAGCCAGTGCCGACTAGCGATGCATGGGTATATTTAGTTCAGTACAATGCCGGGGCTGAAGGATGGAACTGTATTACAACAGACACGATTATATTCTATTCTCAGAATTATTCGTATAAGATCATGGCACAGTCTGCTGGTCGAATAGACAGGATGAATACGCCATATACGGATCTGTATTACTATCATTTGAAATCCAGGTCTGGTATTGATCTTGCCATCAGCAAAGCATTGAAAGATAAGAAAACATTTAATGAAACGAGGCTTGTGAAGTGGTGACAATGATTTATAATCTGTGGATCTTTTTAAAAATTTTATCAATAAAGTTGAAAAGTATGTCTGCGGAAGATTTTTACAGTCTGCTAATAGAGTGTGACTATCAACAGAGATTATACGCAATTTGGTTCAGATATTACATGTGAGGTGTCCAATGGAAAATATTTACAAAGAGGTTGATTTCAAAACCTATTGCAAAACCTGTGAGTATAAGGATCTCGAAGAAAAATTTGATCCGTGTAACGACTGTTTGGCTGAACCTATGAATGCCAATTCAGATAAACCTGTTTACTGGAAGGAGGCTGAAAATGGTAGATAGTATTTTAGTTAGTGTCGATTTTTCAAACAATAATGATACGGGAGTTCTGATTGTTGGGAGAAAAAGGATGAATCAGTCCGTCGAGATTATCAATGCTTTCCAGGGAGATGAAGCGAGAGAACTTTATGAAAAGCTGGTAACAAAGAAAAAGAAGGAGGGTCAAAAGTGAGTTTTCAATACGATCAATATTTAGCTAGGCATCGAGCTAATGTGAAAAGAGGGTTTGACTGGCTTTCTGAAAATTTACCGGGACTTATGACAAATACCCTAACCGCCGGGTGGAATACAGAATTTGCTCATGATCAGTCTAAAAACGAACCGGATGAGTATGAGGCATACGATGCATATTTCTATGGAAATAATCGCTCTTATGAGGTTGTACAGCGATATCAGCGAGCATGGTTACTTCATATTCACAGAAATCCTCATCATTAGCAGCACTGGATTCTTATTCATGATGATATGGAAGATGGCGAACTGGAGACCGTTTTGGAAATGCCATACGATTACATCATCGAGATGATTTGCGATTGGTGGTCATTCAGTTGGCAGAGTGGAAATCTCTATGAGATATTCAAGTGGTACGAGGAACATTCTAAGTATATAAAACTGGCGCAGACAACGAAAATCACAGTCGAGTATATTTTAGACAATATGAAGAAAAAACTTCAGGCATTGCAGTATGCGGATCAATCAGCCATGCAACCTGGAGCTTGATATTTGGAGGAGCTATGAATAGAACGACAAAAATAAACATCTTAGCGTATGCTTCGGAGCCGGACAAGAACTATAAGTACGAGGGTGACATCGTCGATTATAAGGGAAAAAGGTATTTCGTAAGTCTGGCAGAAGAGCGAGTGGAATTTATCGGGATTATTAAAGACAAATCATGAAAGGAAACGAAACTGTGGTGAATGCAGAAATCGAGATTAAACACGAAACTCGACTTTGTAAAGTGAATGGCAAATACGGGATTTTTCATTTATGGGAAGAGCAGTATACACGTCCAATAATAGATGAATTAAGGCTTATACCTACTGAGATCGGCTCGCAAGTATTTGGTATTGTAGAGTTCGCTGATTGCGTGAAGAGAGTCCAGCCAGATGAGATCATATTTTGCGATGAGCAAAGTGATTACTTAGCACAGTTGAATGGGGTTCATGATGGCACTAAGAAAGGAGAAAATAAATGAAACAGAATATTATTGCAGTAGATTTTGACGGAACTTTATGCGAGAACAAGTGGCCGGAGATTGGTATGCCGAACGAGGAGCTCATCGAGTATCTAAAAAAGAGACAGGCCAACGGAGAAAAGCTGATTCTCTGGACATCCAGAAATGAAGAGCAGACAAAAGAGGCTGTAGAGTGGTGTAAAAAGTACGGACTGATCTTTGATGCTGTAAATGATAACCTTCCGGAAATCGTGGAAGCATTTGGTGGAAATTGCAGAAAGATATTTGCAAATGAGTACATAGACGATCGCAACCGCTCTATCGGTTCCTGCCGTGAAAAATCAAGCATGGAGCGTTGGGCTGAAAACGAGGTCGCCATTGCTTGCCGTCGAGAAAAGCCGGACAGAAAAGACGGAGAGTGGGATTATGGTTGTGCTTGCTATGAGAGCGCATTGAAGGCTTTTGGCTCTCTGTGTGAGGACGGTCATTCTGGTTTCAGCATTGGTCTGACTAAGGCTATTCTGAACCGTCTGATCAACAACAAGCCACTTCTTCCGATTGAGGATACCGACGAGGTATGGAGTGATATTTCTGATATGAGTGGTCTGAAGGAAGAAGAGCGTAACTATCAGTGCAAACGCATGTCTTCCTTATTTAAATATGTGTATGCTGACGGCACGGTTAAGTACAGAGATGTGGATCGCTATCATGGCGTGAACATCAACTGTCCGGATGCTCCATATCACAGTGGACTGATTGATACTGTTATGGACGAACTGTATCCGATCACTATGCCTTATATGCCGGCTGATAGAGCCTTTAAGATTTATACGGAGGATTTCCTTGTAGATCCGGCGAAAGGTGATTATGATACCGTCGGAATTCTATACATAATCACTCCGTCTATGGACAAGGTAGCAATTAACAGATATTTTAAAGAAGCTCCGAACGGCTTTGCTGAAATCGACGAAGCGGAGTACAAGGAGCGAAAGGAAGCTGCTAAAGCTCGGATGGAGGCAACCGATGGATCGAAATAGATTTATCCAGTGCATGAAAAGCAACATCGAGTTGTCGGATAAAGAGCGGCGGAGAATTATCAGAAGAAGTGTTGAGAGTCAGCCATGGAAATTAAAGTGTACGATTGCCATGGAAGAGTTTGCGGAACTTACACAGGCAATCAGTAAACAGATTCGTGGATATGATAATAGAATTGGACTTTTGGAAGAGATGGCGGATGCTTATATTTGCCTGGAATTCCTTAAGTCCATTTTTAATATTACACCAGAAGAGTTACAAAAAGCTATGGACGTTAAATTACAAAGAGAAAGGAATAAACAGAGATGAGTAAAGAGATTAAAATTGCCGGAAGTATTTCGTTTGGAGGAAAGCGCCTTAATGTATATGGAGATCTGGACGCTCCGCTGTTCAAGGCAAAAGATATTAGTCATGCTATCGGCTACAGCAGCGGTAACGAGTGGAGAATGCTCGAAATGTGCGAGGAAGATGAAAAGCTGAAACTACCTTTAGTAGTAGCAGGTCAGAGACGTTCCGTCAATTTTGTGACTGAGAATGGTCTGTACAACATCCTTGCACAGAGTCGTATGGAAATCGCAAGATCCTGGAGACGTGTGGTGCATGACGAGCTTATCAACATGCGTAAGGAAAAAGGCAGAAACATCGCTGAGCAGTTCGAAGAGTGGGATCACGCAATGGATAACATTTACTTCGATGAGGAAACCGGTCAGCTTATGCAGTCTGTCACGGTTCCTGGTGGAGATGTGATCCAGATTCCTTATGAGAAGGAAGAAGAGTAATTAAAACCGTGGGCTATGCTGAACACAGGAGCATAATAATCCAGATTGGTGGGGATCTGGATATTCTGAAAGGAGAATAAAAATGATTAAATTAGAGCATGTGGTTCTGGCTAGTCCGGAACAGATGAAATTTATTATTGAAGGCATGAGAAACCCGATGAACTCATGGGAGAAGAGCGATAGCCGTACCTGTAGACAAGATGGGGCGTTTTGTATGGAATGTGAACATAAAAACAACTACTGTTTAGGAGAAAATGATCACTCACTCATGCAACGATTATCCAACGCTGGAACAGACCATAGAAAGTTTATGAGAATGCTGCCGGTGTACGTACGAATCACAGCACCTTTATATTGGTGGAAGGAATTTGATACTTATAAGGTTGGCACAGTTGCTAATAGCTGTAGTACCATGCATAAAATCCAGGCTAAGGAATTCACGATGGATGATTTCAGTTGTGAGCATCTTATGGGTGGTTATTTGGAACAGATGAGAAGGATAATCGACGATCTTAATAATGCTAGGAAATATTTTACAGTAGGGGATCAGTTCTTTTCTCCCGGTAATAAGCGAGATTGGTGGCAGATGATTCAACTTCTTCCGAGCAGCTATAACCAGACCAGAAATGTCATGATGAATTATGAAGTCCTGGCAAATATCTATAAATCCCGTAAAGATCACAAGCTGGACGAGTGGCGGAACTTCTGCAAATGGATTGAAGACCTTCCGTATTCGGAGTTGATTACTGGAGGTAAAAGATGAACGATAAATATCTCAGTGTGATAACAAATTTTGGTTGCCATTATTCCTGCCCGTATTGCATCGTTAAGAATAATCATCTGAATATTCCCAAAACTACAATTCATGGATTAAATAATCTGTTTTCGGAAATTGTGAAAAACCGTTGTAATTGGGTCTCTTTATCTGGCGGAGGAGATCCTCTATGGAAGTATGAGCAACACAAAGATTGGTACGAGAAATTCTTTGAAATCGTAGATGCCGCTCATGTAAATACGGAATTGCATACTAGCTTACACGCCGTTCAAGGAGTATCTTATAGTCATTTTGACAGGGTTGTTTATCACTTACATAGTTTAGAGCAATTATATAGCATTAAACGTGAAAACTGTTCTATCGTCAGAATTGTATTTGTAGTTACCGAGGATTTTACCGAGGATACGATAAATCGTATCGCTGTGTTCTGCGCCAATTCGGAGGATATCGACGAATTAAGTTTTCGTCAAATGGTGGATAATCATTATCGAGAAACATACTACTGCCATGACTATTTGAAAGCCGGTCATAAAAAGTTGTGGTGGTATATAGAGCAGAATGACTACAATCTATATTACTGCCAAAATCATGTTTATACGGAATATAAAAATATTGGGGGTGATAGTAATGGTTAAAGTACGAGATATTCTGCCACTTATTCAGTGGAATGATGCTCAAATCATAAAAGACCAGGATGAAGAAATCTGTTTACTCAGAAATGATTTTATGGTCGGAAGCTTATCAGAAGAAATTCTGAATATGACAGTCACGGGTATTGAAAATGATGAAAATATTGAGAACACTGTCGTCGTTTATGTTACGGATAAGGAGGATTAAATTTATGCATTTTACAGTTATTCAGATTATCATCATGTTTCTTATCGGCTATATATGCCTCTATACACTGGTTGACCGGGTTATGAAGTGTATTGAGCACTGTGCTACAGCCAGAGCATACGGACGGTTCAGAGAAGCCGGAGTAATGATAAAAATGGATGATGTAGCAGGTGGCATCGCAAAGTCAAAAGAGGAGAAAGACAATGTTGAGAAGGGACTTAATTAAGAATAAGATATATGGAATCATATTCGTCGTACTTGGAGCGTTAACAATCCCGATTGAATGGGACGCAACGTTCTTTTTGTTTACTCTAATGTTGGGTGTTTTACTATTTGTATCAAGAGAGAATTGCATTATGAATTAAGGAGGCGGCTATATGAGCCGGGCTGAAAGGAGAAGGGCACAGAAGTGCGAGCAGAAAGCTAAGACTGCTACATATAATCTGACAAGAGCCCAGTTAGATGCCCTGGTTCGAGAAAAGATATCTGGTGAACTGGATAGAGTTAAGCAGGAGGCTACGAATGATGCTATCAATCAGGCGATGATTCTTCTGCTTACTCTGCCGCTTGAAGTGCTGATGGATCATTATTGGCCGAAGTCATATGCAAAGCGGATTCCGGAGTTTACAGAGCATGTTCTCGAATATTATGAAAAGTGGCAAAACGATGAGTTGGATATGGACAAGCTCAAAGAGGATCTGTGGGTATACGGCGGTGTTCGATTAGAAGAAGTGGAGGGTAAGTAAATGGGATATTTAATTTTAGGAATTATTATTCTGGCAGCTATTCTTATTTTCGGTGGATATATAGTTCTGTCCGTTATAAATGCTGCAATGTGGATGGACAAATCCATGAGATGGGGAGGTAGAGATGACAGCTAAAGATGACAGAAAAAATGCAGAGGGTTACAATGATCCGACAGCTTACAATGCGATTAAGAATGTGGATCAGGAACAGGACAAGGATGATGCGAGATTTCATCAGTTACTGAACATGCTGTTTTCACTTTGCGAATTGGCTGATTTCCATATCGAAGGACGAGTTGTGCTTAAGGATAAAAGAACGGGAAAGGTTTTGAGGTAGGCGAGATGAAAATCTGTAAAGTAAGACCAGATTACTCAACCTGCTCAGCGTGTGTGGCTACTCAAGAAATGTTCAATGTGGTTGACGATTGCAGTAAATGTAAATTAAATACGGATACTTACGAATTATTACAGGTCGGAACTGGATTTTGGAGTGGTGATTATGCAATGGTTCAAAAGGACGGCAAAATTACCAAAGTATCATTAAACCGTGTTTATAACATAAAGGAGAGTTTATGATGGACATGGAAGAATTACAGAAAGCGTGTGAAACTTTGGCAGAAGCGTGGAATAAAGCTTTGGGGCCGATGGAAAAACTGGCTAAAGCTTTGAGCGATGCCTTCGGACAAATGTATGCTTCTGAGGAAGAGAAACGTAAAATTTGTACTAGGCGAAGGCATAAATCTGTAAAGCATGTGCCGGATTCTAAGATGTCTACGTACAATTATAAGCCTGTTGTGAAGCGTAATTTGCCATATCAGAGACGAAATTTTTGACCGATTTCAGCTAATCTAGGTTAAAAATCTTTGTAGTAGCAGGTCATTTTTCTGCCCACTTTTGGGTTTTAGGATTTGACCAAAGCCCGGATATTTTTGACCAGAACTGAAAAATTGGTGTCGATTTGGAGAAAATTTACGAATTTTGGTCAAATTTCTGGCCATTTGCCCGGTTTTGCCCACTTTCAAAAACCCGGATTTGACCAGTAAAAACCCAGTATTTATGCGGGTTTGCGGGCTTTCTGCCCACTTTCCCACTTTTAATACCAAACTATTATGATAGAAAGTTTAAAAATATATAGTAATAGGCGAATAAAAGTGGGTTTTTGACCAGAAGCAAGAAAGAGGTGATTTTATGACTTACGATAAGAAATTAGTCGAGGATTGGTTGTGTGAACATTTTCAGCATCATTTGCGAGTGAATAAAGATATTCCGAATGGTGCACATGTGACGATGAAAAATGAAATCGCCATATCACAAGAATGGCTATGGGTTGATAATCCGCCGTATCAATCTTTTGAAGATGTGATGCTCGGTTATACCATTCCTAGGGATTTTTATTCAGGTGCCGGAGCTTCGTATTGTGGATATCCATTTGGTGAATTGTATCCGATAGGAGGTTTGCCGTGAATGTAAAGAGAAAAGTAACATGGAAAGATATTTTCAATAATTTCAAATCGGTCTATCCGCGGTTATCGAAAGAAGCTCGGAATTATTGTCCGTACAACTACATGAGCATTGTCGTATATTTAGCAGACGGAACCAAGGTGGTTTATGATGATATGGCAAAGCGAGCTAAGATGCTTGCAGCCTAGGATCTGGCTACAGAATCCGCTTTGCATTTTGTGTGCTTCATGCTATACTATAAGAGCCACACAATCTAATAATGAAATCGCGTTCGAGGGAATAACTTTGGTAAAAAGTGTATTCTCTTTTACTCGTACCCTTGAACGGCGAAGAGATTGTGTGGCAACAATAAGAGATGCGCTTTTTCGGTGCGTCTCTCAAATTGGGGCGCACTTTTTATTTGCCTTAAATTCCTACTTGAGTATGGAAAGGGTGATTATATGGGAACGAAATCAAATAAAAACATTTCGGGTGTCATAGGAGCAATCGGAGCTGTTGGTGGTTTGATTACTGCGGTTACACCTTTGGTTGAAAAAGCAATAGATAATGCTCAGAATAAGCCGACTGAGAAAATAGATACGAAAGTTATTATTCCAGAATTATATCGTAAGGGGTTTCCGATAGATTTGGAACAGGCAGAAGAATTACTGACGGAACGTGGCTTGAAAGTTTCAAAGAGTAAGCTTCGTATGAAAGAAGCTGATCCAAAGTATCGCGATTACGAGGATACTCAAGTTATAGACTCGAACCCAAAGCAAGGTGTGAAAGTGAAAATCGGTACAACGGTTTGCCTGAGATACATAACTGCTGAAGTTATCGAGGAGAGCCAAAAGATATTTGACGATAGTGTTCGTATTAAGCAGGAGGCTAAAGAACAGAAGGCCGCTGAGAAACAGGAAAAGAAGGAACGTTTAAAAGAAAGTGTTTCTGAAACCATGGATTATGCAAAAATCGGTTTAGAAAAGATATTTAAGAAAGATCGAAAAGCTATAGAGGCTGAGAAAGGAGAAAAATAGATGAGTAAAGGTGGAAAGAAAAAGCGTAGCACGGCTGGGTTAATCCTTGGTGTGATTCTTACATTGTGTACCGGTGGCTTATGGTTGATTTGGATACTGATCCGGTATTTAAGAAATAACAGCTGACAACTACATATTTGGACAGAGATGCTTAATCGTGTCTCTGTCTTTTTTTTTATGCTCTTTTTTGCGCGCGAAAAAAACATGCCCTTTTATGAAGAGAGAGGATAAATAGGCATTTTTATTAAATACCACATCCTCTTTTGAGTTTTTAGAAAATTGAAAGGAGACTCCATTATGTTGGAAAATAAGTTCCAGGCAAATTTGATCAAGGAACTGAAAGAAAGATTTCCGGGTTGTATCGTGATGAAAAATGACCCGACCTACATTCAGGGCATTCCAGATTTGCTGGTTCTTCACAAAGACAAATGGGCTTCCTTAGAATGTAAAAAAAGCGCTGGCGCAAAGAAGCAGCCGAATCAGGAATATTATGTGGATCGTATGAATCAGATGTCGTTTTCAAGATTTATATGTCCAGAGAATAAAGAGGAGGTACTGGATGAACTTCAACAATCATTCGAACCTTGAAGGACAACACGCCTTTCTTGGTGCCAGTAAATATCACTGGATAAATTATGGTGAGGATAAAGTTGCGGAAGCATATCGAAATTTCCTTGCCACACAAAAAGGAACCGTATTACATGCATTTGCAGCACAGTGCATCATGCTCAATCAGAAATTACCAAAATCGAAGCAGACATTAAATATGTATGTGAATGATGCCATCGGCTTTAAGATGACACCGGAGCAGATCCTTTACTATTCCGATAATTGTTTTGGTACAGCCGATGCGATTTTGTTTCGGAATAACTTCTTAAGAATTCACGATTTGAAGACCGGAAAGATTCCGGCGCACATGGAGCAGCTTGAAATATATGCCGCTCTTTTTTGTTTGGAATATAAAGTGAAGCCTGGGGATATTGAAATGGAATTGAGAATCTATCAGAACAATGAAATTCTGTATCATAACCCAACGGTTGAAGATATTGTTCCAATCATGGACCGAATTATTACTTTTGATAAGGTGATTAAGAAAATCAGAGAACAGGAGGGTAAGCTATGAATTCCATTGTGGAAGATATTTTAATGCATTATGGTATGCCACGGCGTTCTGGGCGTTACCCTTATGGTTCTGGAGAGAATCCATATCAGCATAGCGGTGATTTTCTTAGTCGTGTTCAGGAATTAAAAAAATCCGGAATGAGCGAAACAGACATTGCTAAGAATATGGGTTTGACTACCACACAGCTTCGTACTCAGATGAGCCTCGCTAAAGATGAACGTCGTGCTCTTCAGGTAGCAACAGCAAAGGGTCTTCGTGAAAAAGGTTACAGTTTAAATGAAATTGCCGATAAGATGGGATTTGCTAATGACTCGTCTGTCCGCTCTTTATTGAACGAAACTTCGGAAAACAGAATGAACCAGGCTAAGGCCACTGCGGATGTTCTGCGAAAACTCATTGAAGAAAAGGGAATGATCGATGTCGGAACCGGCGTTGAAAGAGAACTTGGCGTGTCAAAAGAAAAACTAAACCAGGCTCTTTATATGCTGGAATTGGAAGGTTATCCGATTTATGGCGGCGGCGTTCCACAGGTTACCAATCCTGGAAAGCAGACCAATATCAAGGTCGTTTGTCCACCGGGAACCGAGCACAAAGATATTTATGACTTCGAGAATGTCCATTCTGTAAGAGACTACATCTCCTATGACAATGGGGAGTCTTTCAGAAAATCTTTTGAGTATCCGGCCAGCATGGATTCAAAGCGCTTGCAGATCCGCTATGCCGATCAAGGTGGTGTTGATAAGGATGGTGTAATTGAACTCCGTAGAGGCGTGAAAGACCTGTCTTTAGGTGATTCTCATTATGCACAGGTCCGTATTATGGTTGACGGAACTCACTACCTTAAAGGTATGGCTGTTTACTCTGATAATATGCCGGATGGCGTTGATGTGATTTTCAACACTAATAAAAAGTCTGGCACTCCTACAAAAGATGTTCTCAAGAAAATTAAGGATGATCCAGATAATCCGTTTGGTTCCCTGATTAAGGAGCATGGAGGTCAGAGCTATTACGATGATCCAAAGGGTAAGTATACAGATCCTGTAACCGGAAAAAAACAGTCTCTTTCTCTGATCAATAAGAGAGCAGAAGAAGGCGATTGGGGTGAATGGAGTAAGACACTTCCGTCACAGTTTCTTTCTAAGCAGAGTTTGACACTTATCAAAAAGCAGTTAGGTTTGGCAAAAGCTGATAAGCAGGCAGAATATGATGAAATCTGTTCATTAACAAACCCCACTGTAAAGAAGGCTCTGTTAAAATCATTTGCTGACGATTGCGATGCGGCCGCCGTACATTTGCAGGCAGCGGCGTTACCTCGTCAGAAGTACCAGGTAATTCTCCCATTAACAACAATCAAAGACAATGAGGTATATGCTCCGAACTACAAAGATGGAGAAACAGTTGCGTTGATTCGATACCCGCATGGTGGAACTTTTGAGATTCCTATTCTGAAGGTCAACAATAAGCTGGCTGAAGGAAAGAGCGTTCTCGGAAACACACCGGCAGATGCGATTGGTATCAATAAGAAGAATGCGGACCGTTTATCTGGAGCGGACTTTGATGGTGATACCGTAATGGTAATTCCTTGCAACTCCACCAAGAGTAAGGTAAAGATTACCTCCACTTCTCCATTAAAAGGTTTGGAAGGTTTTGATACCAAGGATGCTTATGGTGGAACAGTTAAGAAGGATGCTGATGGTGTAGATCATTATTATCGTAATGGTAAAGAGTATAAGATTATGAGAAATACTCAGACAGAAATGGGTAAAGTATCGAATCTGATTACTGATATGACTCTGAAGGGAGCCACACAGGATGAATTAGCGAGAGCAGTTCGTCACAGTATGGTTGTAATTGATGCCGAGAAACACAAACTGGATTATAAGCAGAGTGAAATCGATAACGGTATCGCTTCTCTTAAGAAGAAGTATCAGGGAAATGTGGATTCAGAAGGTCGTTACCATGAAGGTGCATCTACCCTCATTTCAAGAGCAAAATCTGAGACACAGGTTCTTAAGAGAAAAGGTTCCCCGACAATCAATGAAGATGGTTCTTTGTCATACAAGTCTGTTAAGGAAGAGTATGTCGATAAGAATGGAAAAATTCAGGTGAGAACTCAGAAGAGTACAAAGATGGCTGAAACAAAAGATGCCCGTACACTTTCTTCAGGTACCCCCCAGGAAGAAGCTTATGCCGATTATGCAAATTCTATGAAGTCTTTAGCTAACCAGGCTCGTAGGGAGATGATGAGTACAGGTAAAATTGCTTATTCTGCGTCTGCTAAGGCAACTTATTCTGAAGAAGTAAACTCTTTAAATGCTAAGCTGGATTTGGCTTTGGCAAATGCTCCTAGAGAGAGGCAGGCTCAGACAATGGCGAATGCTACTGTTACGGCTAAGAGAAAAGACAATCCGGATATGACAAAAGCAGAAGTTAAGAAGGCAAGTCAGCAGGCTCTGGCACAGGCAAGGAGTTCTGTTGGGGCTAAGAGATCTAACATCGAAATTACGGATAAAGAATGGGAAGCCATTCAGGCCGGAGCAATTTCTGAGAACAAGCTTACGCAAATTCTGAATAACACGAATACCGATACTATTCGTCAGAGAGCGACTCCTCGTGCAAGCACTGCTCTGAGCACAGCTAAACAGAATCGTATCGCTGCACTTAGCGCATCTGGCTACAGCACTTCAGAGATTGCGGAAGCTCTTGGGGTTTCTTCTTCGACAGTTTCTAAGTATTTGAATGGAAAGGAGTGAACTAAGTAAGATGAGATTTGCGCTTACAACTTTTGATAATCCTTATGATCCGTTTGAACAGTTCACTCAATGGTTCATGTTCGATGAAGAAAAAGGTTATCACACAACTGCTTACCTTGGTCGAATTGCTCGAACATCGGATCAATTATCAGATGAAGAGAACAATAAGGAAGTAGAGCGCGCTATTGATGAGATAATCCGTTATGATTTTCAGAACATCTATCGAAAGATTACAAGTAAATCAGAAACAAATGAACATAAAGAAAAAGCTTCCTAAAAGTGATTTTGTCGGCATATCAAAAGCCGAAACCACCGTGCATAACTAAAAGGGGTATAGGGGGGTGTCTAAAAAACATACCCCCACCCATATCGCGGCGGTCTTTAAAATTTCCCCGGAGGGCATTTTTAGGGAGCCTTTTCAGTTGTTCCAGTGTTTATAAGGGTCTATAACTCATGATATTTGACAATGGTTTCTGTGGGATCGGCTCAAAGTTAGTTCTCCTTTCGTTGAGTAGCATTGTCATGATTTGTAGGTCCTTTTAAATACTGGAAAAGTATGTGAGAACTATCACAGAAATAACGAACAACTAAATGGAAGGAGGCATCAACTTTGAGGAAAGCAAAGCAATCCGAGTCTTCTAGGATGATGCGTCCAGCATTAACGCCAGAAGCGAGAGAAAATCAGCTTGTTTCATTGGCGGTTGACTTGGCTGAAAAGCAGTTACGAGAGGGAACAGCTTCGTCGCAGGTGATTACTCACTATTTGAAGCTCGGTTCAACGAAAGAAAGAATTGAAAAAGAGATTTTGGAAAAACAGAAGGAACTGATAGAGGCGAAGACTCAGAATCTGAAATCCATTGAAAATTCGGAAAAGCTGTATGCTGATGCATTAAAGGCATTTCGTGGTTATAGCGGTCATGGAGATGAGGTGGATGATGCTTAAATGTTATTCAGAACTCTTGCGACTTACAACCTTTAAGGAACGATACGAGTATCTTCGTTTGGATGGAGTGGTTGGTGAAGAGACATTCGGATTTGATAGGTATCTTAATCAGATATTTTACAATTCTCAAGAATGGAAGGACATTCGGAGAAAAATTATTATTCGTGATAATGGATGCGATCTCGGATTGGATGGGTATGAGATTCGTGGAAAGATTCTTATTCATCATATGAACCCAATAAGGCAGCAGGACATATTGTTGCGGACCGATTTGGTTCTGAATCCAGAGTATCTGATCGCAACAACTTTATCGACCCACAATGCTATACATTATGGAGATGAGAAACTACTTTTAACAGTTCCAAATGAACGACGAAAAAATGATACATGCCCATGGAGGCATTAGGAGGAAAATTATGGAAGGAAACAAGAAGCCACTTATGGGTGTAGTGGTAAATTGTATGAATTTGAACATTCGCAAAGATCCGACGCAGGCATCAAGATCGTTAGGCATTATCGGTTCGGATACAGTTGTAACGGTTTGTGATGAGGAGTCTGTTTCTGGTTTTTATAAAGTTAAGACCGGAGACGGTATCATTGGGTATTGTATGAGCGAGTTTATAAAACTCTGTTAGATGGGGGGTGCGATCATGAATATTACAGATAGTGTACTGACATCAATCAAGAAATTACTCGGAATCGCAGAGGAGTATGAACATTTCGATGCGGATTTGATCATGCACATCAATTCTGTGTTCTCGATTCTTACACAGCTTGGTGTCGGCCCATCCAAAGGTTTCATGATCGAAGATAAGAATGCAACATGGAACGATTTCATTTCTGATGAATCCAAATACATGCTTGTCAAATCTTATATGCATTTGAAGGTTAAACTTCTTTTCGATCCGCCGCTTAGTTCGGCTGTTCTGGAGTGTTATAAAACACAAATCAGCGAGTACGAATGGCGTTTAAATGTTGCTGCGGAAAACGATGACGCCGATCCAGATGAGCCTGAGCATTATTCCGGATCATATGAAGTTACACCAAAGGCACATCGGACTCAAACTTTGGATACGTCTGGAAAAGTGCTTAGTGAAGACCTTGTGATTCATGAAGTTCCGTATTATCAGACATCCAATGCCAGTGGAGGTGTTACCAGTTACATCGCAAAGGAGGGAGATTCAAAATGAATAACGCCTATTTAGCACACCATGGAATTCTTGGAATGAAATGGGGAGTTCGAAGATCGGAGGCACAGCTTGCCAGAGCTAGGGGACACTCTTCCAAGCCCTTAGACGATAAGAATGAGGTAGCAGCACGTAAGGTTGCTGTTAAGAATCGGCGAACAATGTCCGATTCCGATCTGAAGAAGAGAATTGAGAGACTTAAATTAGAACGCGAGTTTAAGAATCTTACAGAAGACGACATCGCACCTGGCAGAAAGTGTGTGTCAGAAATTCTTTCTGCATCCGGAAAGAAAGCGTTGACTATGGCTGCGGCCGGAGCAATGACTTATGCCGTCAAGACTGCAATGACAAATGAATTCAATCTTAAAGAGGCTGCACAGTACATTGCTGCAAACCCAAATAAGAAGAAGTAGGAGAAGAAAATAATGGCGTTATCGAACACTGCCGTCCCGAAATACTACGGCATGTTTCGTGATGCCGTAATTCGTGGCGAAATTCCGGTATGTCGAGAAATCGAGATGGAGATGAACCGAATCGATGATCTCATTGCGAATCCGGGAATTTATTACGATGACCAAGCAGTAGAAGGCTTTATCAGCTATTGCGAAAATGAGCTTACTTTAACTGACGGTTCAGATTTGAAACTACTTGACACATTTAAAGTTTGGGCTGAGCAGATTTTCGGCTGGTACTATTTTGTTGAGAGAAGTGTATACGAACCTTATGAGGATGGTCATGGCGGACATTACGTCACCAAGTCTATCCGAAAAAGGTTAGTTAATAAGCAATATCTCATAGTGGCCAGAGGTGCCGCAAAGTCAATGTATGGTTCATGCTTGCAGAATTTCTTCTTAAATGTTGACGTCACAACGACACATCAGATAACCACAGCTCCGACGATGAAGCAGGCAGAAGAGGTGTTGTCACCGATTCGAACCGCTATTACCAGATCAAGAGGACCTTTCTATAAGTTCCTCACAGAAGGATCGTTGCAGAACACGACCGGATCAAAGGCGAATCGAATGAAATTGGCATCCACTAAGAAAGGAATTGAAAACTTCCTTACTGGATCGCTTCTTGAAATTCGTCCAATGAGGATTGACAAACTTCAGGGACTTCAGCTAAAAGTGGCGACGGTTGACGAATGGCTTTCTGGTGACATTCGAGAAGATGTAATCGGAGCAATCGAACAGGGTGCATCGAAGGTCAACGACTACCTTATCGTTGCGATCAGTTCAGAGGGTACTGTCCGTAACGGTGCTGGTGATACAATCAAAATGGAATTGATGGACATTCTAAAAGGGGATTATGTCAATCCGCACGTATCGATCTGGTGGTATAAGCTGGATTCTATTGATGAGGTTGCCGATCCAGATAAATGGTTGAAAGCAAATCCGAATCTGGGAAAGACTGTGTCTTATGAAACCTATCAGCTGGATGTTGAGAGAGCAGAAAAGGCTCCGGCAGCCAGAAACGATATTTTGGCTAAGCGATTCGGACTTCCTATGGAGGGATACACATATTACTTTACATATGAAGAAACTCTCCCACATCGCCATCGAGATTATTGGCAGATGCCATGTTCTTTGGGAGCTGATCTATCACAAGGCGACGATTTCTGTGCATTCACATTTTTATTCCCGTTGTCGAACGGATCGTTCGGCGTCAAAACCAGAAACTACATTTCCTCATCGACTCTGATGAAACTCCCAGCAGCAATGAGAATTAAATACGATCAGTTTATGAAAGAGGGAAGTCTTATTGTGTTGGAAGGGACGGTTCTTGACATGATGGAAGTATATGAGGATTTGGATAACCACATTATTGAATGCGGTTACGATGTACGATGCTTTGGTTATGACCCATACAATGCAAAGGAATTTGTTGAACGTTGGGCGAGTGAAAATGGACCATTCGGAATAGAAAAAGTTATCCAGGGTGCAAAGACAGAATCTGTCCCACTTGGCGAATTGAAGAAACTTTCAGAAGAGCGAATGCTCCTGTTTGATGAGGATTTGATGACATTTGCTATGGGAAACTGCATTACCCTGGAAGATACTAACGGGAACCGTAAATTGCTGAAAAAGCGGTATGAACAAAAAATTGATGCCGTTGCAGCAATGATGGATGCGTATATCGCTTACAAGGCAAATCGGGAAGCATTTGAGTAAAAAGAAAGGAGAGTAATGGATAAATACTTAGCGCATCACGGTGTTCTTGGTATGAAATGGGGAGTGCGACGGTATGAGAATTATAATGGAACTCTTACTGCCGATGGAAAGAAACGATATGGTTCGGATGTTGAGAGTGCGGTTCAGAAACAGAAAGCAGCGAAGAATACTGTTCAGAAAGCTTCTAAACGGTATGCTAAAACATACTCTGCAAAGGATGCTGCTGAACTTCAAAAAGCCAATGCTAAATTGAGTTGGGCAAATAGGCAAGTGAAAAATGAAAAAATTAAAGAGAAGCTTGACTCGGAAACATCCAAAAGTAAACACCGACAGAAACTGGAAGACGAATATGTTAAGAAAGGAATGACACAAGAGGAAGCCGCCATTGCCGCTTATAAGCGAGACCGAACCGAGAAGGCTGTCACCGCTGTGGCCGGTCTTACGATAGCAGCCGCGACGGCTTACGTTGCCTACAAACATTACGATAAAAATGTCGATAAGGTTATTAAGGCTGGAAAAGAATTACAAAACATTTCAAACAACAGCAATCGAGGTGTATCAGATGCTTTTTACTTTAGTATGACGGGTATGGATAATGCAAAGTATAGGGGTCTATATGGCGATACGTTGTCAGCTAGAGGAAAAGTGTATGAGACTAAAATAGGAGTGAATAAAAGTATTAAGGTTGCTTCTGAAAAATCAGCAGTGAATGCTCTTTCTGAATTAGTTAAAGAGGATAAGAGCTATGCCAAAAATTTAGAAACACACTTATTAAATTCGCAGAACCGGTACGGCTTGAAAAAGCAGAACGACACTATTGCTAAAGGGCTGGACTCTCTCCAAAACGGGAAGATAGACGATAAAGTTTATAAGGCTTTAAATCTTTCATTAGTTGATCATAATTTGCCGACATCGTCAGAGGTCAACAAGGGATTTTATGAAAAATTGAAGTCTAAAGGATATGGTGCTATACTTGATGTAAATGATAAAGAACTCAGCGGTTTTAGATCAAGCAAACCTATGATCGGTTTTGATGTGGGTTCTAATGTAAGCGTGAATCGAGTGAAAGAACTTGGCGAAACGGAGATTAAGCGTAGTAAAAACATTGCTATGGCAGATCTTACAGTAAAAACATATGCACCTGCTGGTGCTGGGTATTTGGCGTCCATGGGACTTGTACGTGCTGCTGGACAACAGAAGACGCAGCGTGACGAGAGAAAGATTATTCAGGAATATCGGAAAGAGCATTCGGACTCCAAATTATCAGACACTCAAATCCTGAACAATTACTATAAATATTAGGAGGGTAAAGCATGAAAAAGAAGACGTACCGTATGCTTAAAAGAATTCCTTTCGGAAAACTGGCATTATTCGTTACCGGAAATACAGAAATAAAAATCTGTAGCCAGATGATGGCTGACGGGTTATACGAGCCGATTCGGAAATACGCGAAATTGCATCCGGACACGGTTATCACAGAGAAGTTAGCAAAAAAGATCCTTTCAAAAGGTTAAACAGTGTTCTTTAGAGACTGCGTTGGTGCGGTCTCTTTTTTTTTGTGTGCCCATCTTTAGGAGGTGAGAATTCAAAATGGATTTATCATTAAGTTCCAGGTTTAAAAATGCCTGGAATGCTTTTCGGAATAGAGCTCCAACCATGATGTCTCAGGACATTGGTTCTGGTTATTCGTATCGTCCCGATCGTTTTCGACTTACCAGAGGAAACGAAAGATCGATAGTCACATCCGTATACAATAGAATCGCTTTAGACGTAGCCGCCATCAACATTCAGCACGTTCAGTTGGACGATGAAGGGCGGTTTTTAAATGTTATAAAAAGCGGTTTAAACGAATGTTTGTCGTTGGAAGCCAATCTTGATCAGACTGGTAGGGCATTTATCCAGGATATTGTTATGTCAATGATGGATGAGGGATGTGTGGCGATTGTTCCTGTAGATACAGACGACGATCCAGATGACACAAAAGGGTATCAGATTCTTTCGATGCGAGTTGGTCGAATTCGTGACTGGTACCCTCGTCACGTCCGTGTTGAAGTATACAACGAAAATACTGGGCGAAAACAAGAAATTGTTGTTCCGAAAGATACGGTTGCTATCGTGGAAAATCCACTGTATGCGGTAATTAACGAACAAAATTCAACAATGCAGAGGCTTATTCGAAAATTGAATTTGCTAGATGCTGTCGATGAACAGAGTAGCTCCGGCAAGTTGGATTTAATCATTCAGCTCCCTTATGTAATTAAATCAGAGGCAAGGCGTCAGCAGGCAGAGAAGCGGCGTAAAGATATCGAGCAGCAGTTGTCCGGTTCTAAGTATGGTATTGCTTATACTGATGGAACAGAGCGAATCACACAGTTGAATCGTTCGTTGGAAAACAATCTAATGAAGCAGATTGAATACTTAACGAGTATGCTTTACAGCCAGTTAGGAATCACTCAGAGCATCTTAGATGGTACCGCAGACGAGAAGACTATGTTGAACTATTACAATCGGACAATCGAACCGATCATTTCAGCAATCGTTGATGAAATGAAGAGAAAATTCTTAACAAAGACTGCCAGGTCCCAGAACAAGTCAATTATGTTCTTTAGAGATCCGTTCAAGCTTGTGCCGGTAGCTGATCTTGCTGAAATTTCTGATAAGTTTACCAGAAATGAAATTGCTACATCAAACGAAATCAGACAGGTAATTGGTTGGAAGCCATCTGCTGATCCTAAGGCTGATGAATTGAGAAACAGCAATTTAAGTGCGCCTGGTGGCGGTTCCGTAACAGATGCTACGAGTGGTGATGGAACAGAATCCAGCGATTACGATGCTCTGGTTAATGAAGTTCTTGACAGTATTTCTGCACAGATCGATGACATTGTCGGCAATTATACAGCTGACGATGATAAGGAGGGAGATGATTCTTAATGGATGAACCTAAAGTTGCGGTTCTTAGACATTATGCATCGCCCTATTACGATCCTCAGAAAGCGCATGAATACTATATGCGTACCAGAGAGTTAAAAGGCCGTTCTACCACATCACTGAACGATGATGGAAAGAAGATTTGGTCTTATACAAAAAATAATATCAAATCTGAAAAGGCTGCAAATGTCAAAGAAGAGCAGGAAAAGCGAGATCAGAAGATTACGGAACTTCGTGAAAAAGCAGAGGCAACGAAGGAACAGATATCTTCTCGTTTGAAAGAGCTGAATGAGGCTTTAACCCAAAATGCTTCCGATAGGAAGAAAAGCATCGATACTGATAAAGATTCTGATTTGGAAGAAATTGAAAAGGAATCATCTAGCGAGAAGGAACGAATCGATAATAAAAAGAATGCCGAAATCGAGCGTTTGATGGCAATAGAAATTCCATCAGGATTATCCAAGGCTGAGAGATCTAAGCGGGTTGCTGAAAGAACCGCAAAGATTGCAAAGCTTAGAAACGATGCGAAATCTGACAAAGCAAAAATCAGTAGCGATGCCAAAACGGACAAGGCCAGTGTTAGAACAGATGCGACTAATCAGAAGGCGAAGGTGTCGTCCGATACCAAGGAAGAAAAAGCTGAGAATCAAGCCAATGCGAAAAGCGAAAGAGCAAAAGTTAGCTCCGAGCTTAAAGCAGCAGTCAAATCTGTTAGAGAAGCTTATAAAGCGGCAAAAGCCGATCTCGATTCTTCATATGAACAAACGTATCAGGATGAATTCGATAAGATTCAGTCAGAGTACAAGAAAGTCAAGAAATCATCAAAGAAAAAGTCTTCCAGCTCATCAAAGAAGACATCGCATCCGTTATCGTACTATATCAGAAAATAGAGGAGGAAAATCAAAATGAAGTATGACTTTGGTGGCTGGGCCACTAGAAACGATCTTCCGTGTGCCGATGGAAGAGTCATTAAAAAAGACGCTTTCAAAGGGCAGAACGGGCAGACTGTCCCGTTAGTATGGATGCATAATCATGCCGATCCGGAGAACGTGCTTGGATTAGCCCATCTCGAAAATAGAGATGAAGGAGTTTATGCGTTCTGTGAATTTAATGATACAGACTCAGGAAAGACTGCACGGGAACTTGTAAAACATGGCGACGTACAGTCTCTTTCTATCTTTGCCAATCAGCTTAAACAGGCTGGTCACGATGTTGTTCATGGCATTATTAGAGAGGTAAGTCTGGTGTTAGCCGGTGCCAATCCTGGAGCATTTATCGATGATGTGGTAATGCATGGGGACGGAGAAACAGGCATTATCATTGGCTATGATGAAATGATTATGGGTCATCTGGAGCATTCTGATGATGAGGAGAAAAAAGAAGATCCGCTGAAATCAGAAGATGAGAAAAATGGCGAAACAGTAGGGGACGTGTTAAAAACCCTCACTGATAAACAGTACACTGCTGTATGCGCTGTAGTAGGCCAGATCATCGAAGATGCAAAAAATGATGGCGAGGAAACCAAAAAAGATGAATCTAAAGGAGGAGATGACAATATGAAACACAACGTTTTTGACACTGACAAGCGCGATGATAAGAGCTTTCTGTCTCACGCAGACCAGGAGGAAATCCTTAAGCTGGCAAAGACAAGCCAGGTAGGAACATTCCAGACCGCGCTGGAGATCTATGCTAATGAGAATGCACTTCAGCATGACGCTCTTGCAAGCGGATTCGCTCAGGCAGGAGATGGCAATGTAACACTTCTGTTCCCGGAATACAAGGATGTACGTCCTGGTGCACCGGAGCTGATTACTAACGACCAGGGTTGGATCACAACTGTAATGAATAAAGTTCATAAGAGTCCGATTTCCAGAATCAGAACTAGCCAGGTAGATATCCGTAACATCGATGCTCTTAAGGCTAAAGGCTATACTAAGGGAAAACAGAAGAAGCAGACTGGCAACTTCAAGCTGGTTCGCAGAACTACCGACCCTCAGACTGTGTACGTAAAGAGTGCGCTGCATAGAGATGATATCATCGACATCACCGATTTCGACTACGTGGCATACCTGTACAACATCGACCGCCTGATGCTCAATGAAGAGCTGGCAACTGCAATCATGCTGGGTGATGGCAGAGACGACGGAGATGAAGGCAAGATTTCTCCGGATCACATCAGACCGATTTGGCTGGATGATGATCTGTACACCATTCACGTTGATCTCGATGTCGCAGCTGCTAAGAAAGAACTTCAGGGAACCAATACCGCGGCTAACTTTGGTGAGAACTACATCATCGCAGAGGCCATGATCAATACCGTTCTGTATGCAAGAGAGGATTATAAGGGCACCGGTACCCCGGATCTGTTCATTACTCCTCATATGCTGAATCAGATGCTCCTGGCAAGAGACATCAACGGAAGACGTATTTACTCTTCCAAGACCGAACTTGCCACTGCACTGAATGTTGGCAGTATCAATACTGCGGAGCAGTTTGAGGGTAAGACCAGAACCACTTCCGACAGCAAAAAGAAGAAGCTGGTTGCCATTATCGCAAATCTGGCTGATTACTCCCTCGGTGCAACCAAGGGTGGAGAGGTTACTCACTTCACTCAGTTCGATATCGACTTCAACCAGGAGAAATCCCTGCTTGAGACCAGATGCTCTGGTGCTCTTACTCGTGTATACTCTGCAATCGCAATCGAAGAGGATGTAACAACTGCTTCTTCCGGTTCCGAGGATCACACAGCCTAAAGTCTTAAAGGAGAAAATTCAAAATGAGTAAATTTTACGGAGCAATCGGCTATTCCGTAACAGAGGAAATTCGACCTGGTGTCTGGGGAGAGAAGATTACAGTTCGTGACTACTACGGAGACGTTATTCGGAATACTCGACAGTATCAGAGTTCGGATAACCTCAACGACAATCTCAATGTGTCGAATGAGTTCAGCATCGTAGCCGATCCGTTTGCTTATGCGAATTTTCATTCGATGAGATTTATCGAGTATATGGGGGCTAAATGGAAAATTTCAAATGTTGAAGTTCAGTATCCCCGTTTAATATTGACCGTTGGAGGTGTTTACAATGAGCAGACGACTGAAACTGCATAATGCTTTATGCGACATCCTCTCGTGTCCAAACAAAGGACCAGAGTGTCGTGCTTATTTTCAACCACCGTCATCGGTAAAAATGAAATACCCCGCCATCGTTTACGCTCTCGACGATATCGAGAATACGTTTGCGAATGACGGGGTTTATTTGTCTGCGAGAAAGTATTCAGTAACAGTCATCGACAGCGATCCGGATAGTTCTCTCGTTGGCAAAGTAGCATCTATGCCGACAAGTCGATTCAATCGGCATTATACGAAAGACAACTTAAACCATGATGTCTTTGAAATATTCTTTTAAGGAGGACAAAATCTATGAAAAAGAAACTCGTTTGGGACAAGACTGGCGAGCGCCTGTATGAGACCGGTGTCAGCCAGGGTGTCCTTTACCCGATTCAGACCGGTGGCGTATATAACTCTGGTACCGCATGGAACGGTCTTAGCACCGTAACAGAGAGCCCGTCTGGAGCAGAACCTACTGCAATTTATGCAGACAACATCAAGTATCTGAACCTTATGTCCGCAGAGGAATTTGGCGGCACAATCGAAGCTTATATGGCACCGGATGAGTTCGCAGAGTGCGATGGTTCCAAAGAAATCGCCCCTGGAGTGTTTGCAGGACAGCAGAATCGTAAGATGTTCGGCTTATCTTACAAGACACTTCTCGGTAACGATGTTGATTCCAATGATTACGGCTATAAGCTTCATCTCGTTTATGGTTGCTTAGCTTCTCCTTCCGAGAAGGGTTATTCCACTGTAAATGACAGCCCGGAAGCTATTACCTTATCCTGGGAGTTCAGCACCACACCAGTCGAGATTGCAACCTTAATCGATGGAAAGAAGCTGAAGCCTACTTCTATTCTCACCTTCGATTCTACCAAGGTCGATGCTAAGAAACTGGCTGCTCTTGAAGAGATCCTGTATGGTAAAGATCCTTCTTCTGCCGAAGCAGACGATGGTGTTGAACCGAGACTTCCGCTTCCGGATGAAGTAATTAAGATTATGACCGCAGAAGGTTAATAAAAAAATAATACACAAACCACAGATGGAGTCGTATTCAGGAAAGCTGGCGACTCCTTTTTATTTGAAAGGAGAACAAAATTATGTATGCAGTAACAAAGACTTATAAAGATTTTAATGGTGTTGAGCGCACCGAAACAAAGCTCTTCAACCTTACCGAAACAGAGGTTATGGAGATGGAATTGGGCACAGCTGGTGGAGTTGCTGAGATGCTTCAGCGCATCGTAGACGCAAAAGATCAGCCGACCATTATCAAGTTCTTTAAGGAATTTATCTTAAAGGCATACGGAGAGAAGAGTGCTGACGGCACATATTTCGAGAAGTCTGAAGAGATTTCCAGAAAGTTTGCCTGCACCCAGTTCTACAATCTTCTGTTTATGGAACTGGCTACAGATGACAGCAAAGCCGCTGAATTCGTAAACCATGTAATTCCGAAAGTTGTAGATATCAAGAATCATTCGGAAAATCCGGAGATTGCTCCTGTGGTTGCCACCACGAACTAAAGAGGTGAGATCGAATGCTTGAACTTACGATACCAAGAACCGATCTGTGGGATGAGCGGAATCAGCGATTTATCCCTGTAAAGGAACAGAAGTTGCGTTTGGAGCATTCGCTCGTTTCACTTTCAAAATGGGAAAGTAAATGGTGCAAAGTCTTCTTATCTAAAGAGCAGAAGACAATTGAAGAAACCATTGATTATATACGCTGTATGACACTCACACAGAATGTTGACCCGCTGGTCTATCAATGCATTACCAATTCTCACATTGATGCGGTAAATGCCTATATTGAAGCGCCTATGACGGCTTCGACTGTTAAGGAAGAAAAAGGTGGTCCAATAAACAGGCAGCAGATAACCAGTGAACTTATCTATTACTGGATGACGGCGTATCATATTCCATTTGAGTGTCAGAAATGGCATTTGAATCGTTTGTTAATGCTTATCCGGATTTGCAATGCGGAAAATAAGCCCCCGAAGAAGAGAAGCAAACGAGATTTATACAGACATCATGTGGAAGTAAATGCCGCAAACAGAAAGAAATTTAATTCGAAAGGATAGTGATAAAAATGGCGAAATCAAGACAGGCCGTTGTTAATCTTGTCGAATCCTGGGATGGAAAGAAAGAATCGAACGGCTCACATAAAAGCATTATCGATTTATATAACGACTTCTTTGAGAAGATCTGCGCGGGCAAATTTCCTCGTGGCATTCGTATGCGCTATGACTGGGCTTGGTGCGCTTGCACCTGGTCTGCATTAGCGGCAGCTCTCCGATATGAGAGCATTATGCCTATGGAAATTTCCTGCTATTACCTCATCGAAGCAGCAAAGAAAATGGGATGTTGGCAGGAGAACGATGCTTATGTTCCGAGTCCTGGAGATGCGATTTTGTATGACTGGCAGGATAACGGAATCAGCGACAACACAGGCAATCCGGATCATGTCGGTACCGTAATCGAGGTATATAAGGAATCTGGTTATATGGTTATCGAAGAGGGTAACTACAGTAATGCGGTCAAGAAGAGAACCCTGTCTATTAACGGAAAATTTATCCGCGGCTTCATCACACCAAAGTACGACGACAATACAGTTGCCGCTCCTGGATTAAGCAAGGGTAAAGACATCAAAACCATCGCTCATGAGGTTATCGTTGGACTGTGGGAAAGCGGCGAGAATCGTAAGAAACTGCTTACTGAGTACGGATACAACTACTCAGAAGTTCAGAACATGGTAAACCAGATTCTGAATGGATCAGCGGTAACGCCGTCCAATACAAAGCAGGATCAGAACCAGTCCGTTTCGAAGAAAGTGGTGGCTACATGTTCTGCCAAGCAGTTTAACAAAGCCGATGCTGGTGAATACAAAACAACGGCAGTTCTTTATTGCCGTAATGATGCCGGAACAAATAAGAAAGCTATTTGTAAAATCCCGGCTGGTACTAAGGTTAAATGCTATGGCTACTACACAATGGTAAACGGAGTTAAGTGGCTGTACATCCAGTTTGTACTTGACAGTGTGCAGTATACAGGCTTCTCGTCCAGTGCTTACTTAGCAAAGTAGGAGATTCATATGATCACGTTCAGACAAAAGGGTGATTTTTCTAAGCTGACTCGGTTCTTAGAGAGAGCAAAGGAATCGGTTCGTCTCGGTGACCTCGATAAGTATGGTCGAGAGGGCGTAGCCGCCCTTGCGTCTGCAACACCAGTTGATACAGGACGGACAGCAAATTCGTGGCATTACAAGATCGAGCAGAAGCAAGGTTCCGTATCGATCAGCTTTTACAACACAAATATTCAAAATGGAGTCCCTATTGCAGTTATTTTGCAGTACGGACATGCAACAAGAAACGGCGGCTGGGTACAGGGGCGAGACTACATCAATCCTGCTATCCAGCCTATTTTTGACAAAATTGCAGATGCGGCATGGAAGGAGGTTACTAAGCTATGAGTACAACTATTGACGAACGTGTCGTCGAAATGCGGTTTGATAACAAACAGTTTGAACAGAATATTCAGACCAGTTTATCAAGCCTCGATAAGTTGAAGAAGAGCCTTAACCTCGAAGGGGCGGCGAAAGGCTTAGAAACCGTAAACGATGCCGCAAATAAATGCAGTGGGAATATGTCACCGCTGAGTAATGCAGTTGAGACTGTGCGAGTGCGATTTTCGGCATTGGAAGTGATGGCGATTACAGCTTTGCAGAACATTACCAACTCTGCACTTGCTGCTGGAAAAAATCTTGTCTCCGCTTTTACCATCGATCCGATTAAAACCGGTTTTGAGGAGTATGAGACCCAGATCAATGCCGTTCAGACAATCCTTGCAAATACCTCTTCAAAAGGCACAACGCTTGATCAGGTAAACAATGCGTTGGATGAACTAAACCATTATGCAGATATGACCATTTACAATTTTACGGAAATGACCCGTAACATTGGTACGTTCACTGCGGCTGGCGTAGATTTGGACACATCTGTAGCCGCTATCAAGGGTATTGCGAACCTTGCAGCCGTATCAGGTTCCAACTCTCAGCAGGCAAGTACCGCTATGTATCAGCTTTCACAAGCATTAGCGGCAGGAACAGTAAAATTACAGGACTGGAACTCAGTAGTAAACGCTGGTATGGGTGGTCAGGTATTCCAGGATGCGCTGAAAGAAACGGCTAAAGTTCATGGAATTGCCATTGATGAGATGATCAAAGATGAGGGCTCATTCAGAGAGACCCTTAGTAAAGGATGGCTTACCTCTGACATCTTGACTGAAACTTTGGCAAAATTTACAGGCGATCTCAACGAAGATCAGCTTCGAACCATGGGATACACCGATGATCAGATCAAATCCATCATGGAGATGGGTAAGACCGCGAATGATGCTGCGACAAAAGTAAAAACTTTTACCCAGTTATTCGACACATTGAAAGAGGCTGCCCAGTCCGGATGGACACAAAGCTGGGAAATTATCGTCGGCGACTTTGAAGAGGCGAAGGAATTACTTACGGAAGTGAGTGATACGTTCAGTGCCGTAATCAATGCTTCTGCCGATGCAAGAAATAAAATGCTTCAGGATTGGAAAGACCTTGGTGGTCGAACCATGATGATCGAAGCAGTAAAGAATGTTTTCGAGGGACTGGTTAGCGTTGCTAAGCCTGTTCGGGAGGCATTTAACGAAATCTTTCCGCCAATGACTGGAAAACAGTTAGCCGAAATCACAGAACGTATCCGTGATCTGACAGCAAAATTCAAAATGGGGGAAGAGAGTTCAAAGAATCTAAAGAATACGTTTAAGGGCGTATTTGCAGTGCTTGATATCGTCGGACAAGCTTTCAAAGCTGTTGCTGGTGGTGTCGGCGAATTGATTGGTCTTTTCTTACCGGCTGGAAACGGGGTGTTATCACTTACCGGAAGCTTCGGTGAGTATCTCGTTAAGCTTGATGAAACTGTAAAGAAGACAGATATCTTTGGTAAAGCAGTTTCGACTGTTGTTGATATCGTAAAGACAGTTATTACGTTTGTTAAAACTGCCGGAGAAAAAGTAAAAGAATTTGGGGAGAAGTTCGATTTCCCTGGATTTGAATTATTCCACTCATTCCT